AGCGGTGTTCCCTGTAGCGCTGGTCGAGGCCGTGCTGACGGCATTCTCGTATCCCGGCGACCTGATCTACGAGCCGTTCTGTGGCTCCGGCACCCAGATCGTCGCCGCCGAACGCGCTGGACGGCGGTGCTTCGCGATGGAACTGGACCCGGTCTATTGCGACGTCGCGGTGCGGCGGTGGGAAATGGCGACGGGGCGAAGGGCACAGCTGGAAAATTGTAACGAGACCACCATTGGCAGGGAGACACGACAGAAATGATTATCGACGTCCCAATCTGGCGAAACGCCGACCTCATACGGATCATTCCGATCACACGCGCGGACCTGAACCAAGCCATATCCCGGAACGACTTTCGGCCAGAAGACACGCCAAAGCCCGGAAAGGCCCGCTGGTATAGCTGGAGAGATGTTGTGGCCGTTGCGGCGGCACAGGACCTGCGCAAGCTCGGCTTTGGTCCGTCTGTCGCATTCGGGCTGGTGCAAGAACACCTGTCGCCGTTTCTGCAGGGTCGGATCGACGCGCCGGATGATTGCGCCGGCGTGCTTTGGCTGATCCGCCCGAGTGACGACCACCTCACCTTTGAGGCCCCGTGTGAGTTCCTGCGCCATGCCGAGTACGAGGAGCTGCTGATCGCGCCAAACGAGAACGCCTGCATCATCGTGAATGTGGGCCGCATTGCAGCGCGCGTGTTCAATGAATTGCAGGCGACCGAGACCGCCAAGGTCATCCGAGATGAATTTCAGATTCCGGGACCGGTGATATGACCCAGTCGCGCCACATGTCGCTGATCGAGGCCATCACCAATGTGGCTGTGGGCTATGCGCTGGCGCTGGCAACCCAGATCGTGGTGTTTCCATGGTTCGGGCTGCATCCGAGCTTGGGCGAGAACCTCGCCATCAGCGCGATCTTCATGGGTATCTCATTGCTGCGCAGTTACACGCTTCGCCGCCTGTTCGAACGCTGGTGCTCTCGTCCACATCGCACCTGATCCGTGCGGCGACGCAGGGCGTCAGGCCGTGTCCAACCTGTACACGGTGCCTCTGCCATCGAGCTTTTCAGCGGCAATGGGAAGGCCCAGCTTCTTTTTCAGCGCCCCGGAGATCAAGCCGCGCACCGAATGCGCCATCCAGCCAGTCTCCGCCACGATCTCGGTGATCGCTGCACCCTCGGGGCGCTGCAGCAGCGCAATGATCTGCGCCTGCTTGGTGCCCGCGCGGATATTGACCGGTTTCGGCGTGTCGGCCGCGGTCGACTGTGAGTCAGCGTCCGGCTGCGTCTTGCAGAACTCGGTTGCGGCACTCGCCACCACCGGTGCGATCCCGATGGCCAACAACCCCGCGTCGGTCACCACCAGCGTGGTCCCATGGCCATCGCCCGTTTCGCGCCAGAGGGGTTCGCCACGCCGCAGGTTGGCGTCGACCTCCTGCAGCCAGCCATGTGCGATCATTTTGGTGACGGCCATCTTCGCCGCCGCACCATGCAGCCCTTTGGGCAGCGGCAGGGCAATGTTGTCGGGGCGCTGGGCCCCGGAGTTCAGGATGATGGTCTGGGTTTCTGTCAACTTGGTCATAGCGTTCCCCTATTTGTCGTGGCCGAGAAGAAATGCGGTGATGCGCAACATCAGATCGTTGTGACCGTCGGCATCCGTACCGATGATCAAGTCGCCACCGTCGTCACGTTCCAGATCGGCGATCTCGCGCAGCAGGGCGATGGCCTCGTCGCAGGCGGCGAGGCGTTCGGCCTCCCATGCGGCGGTGATGGCGTCCTGTTCGATCTGGTGGCGCTGGGCGGGATCAAGCGGCATGTTCGCCCTCCTTGAAAGCGCTGTCGGTGATCTGGTGCGGCAGGCTGGCGAAATGGTTCAGGGTGCCAACATGGCCCCAGTTGATCGCATACGGATGGGTCTCGAAATGGTCGTCGCTCATGGCGCTGCCTCAGATCAGGTTCAAATCGACCAGCACCGCGCTGGCAACAGCCAGTTGCGCAGTCGGCAGGTCAATCTTGATGTGCGAGAAAAGGTCCGAGCAGTCGGCCTTGATCCCGCCCTCGCGCAGCGCGGCTTCGATCACCTCTGCCACCACGTTGGGGCGGCTGCGGTCAAGGTGGTCGGGCAGCGAGGCGATGTCGATGCGGATGGTGGTGGTGGCCATGGTCATGATCTTGTCTCCGATCCGGGGCGATTTCCTGATCCAAGAATCGCTCCAAGCGGGAGCGTAATCAACTGAATACGACAATTATTTCTGTTTGATTACAATATATTGAGGTTGATTTGGTCGCCATGGAAGGCATGTCCGAGCGGGAGTATTCCAACCATTCCGGCCTCTCGCGCGGGGCGATCCAAAAGGCGCGTAAGGCCGGGCGACTGGTGGTTTATGGCGATGGGTCGATCAACGCAGCCGCCTCTGATGTGCGGCGTGGCGAGATGACCGACCCGGATCAGCAGCGTCGGTCGACTGGTGGCGACAGCGGGTTTTCGGGGCCGGCTGACAGTTCGTCTTATCTGAAAGCCCGCACGGCGCTGACGGTCTACCAAGCACAGGAACGCCAGCTTGCGATCCAAAAGAAGAAGGGCACGCTGGTCGACCGGGCACGGGCCGAGGCGCTGGTGTTCCGCCTGGCGCGGCAGGAGCGCGATGTCTGGGTGACATGGCCCGCCCGTGTGGCGGCGCTGATGGCTGCGCAGATCGCAGCAGAAGTGGAGAAACAAACCGACAAACCGGTGCGACCGGAGCGACCGGTGATGATCGAGGCCGCGATCCTGCAGAGGGTGCTGGAAACCCATGTCAGAGAACAGCTCTCCGCCCTCGCCGATCTCCGGGTTTCGCTCGGGTGATGGGGGATCCGGACACGAACAGGCCGAACAGTCTCTGACGGACGACCTCGACCTCGGGTTTGACGGGGCCGAGGATATCCTGCGCACTTGGCGTCGGGGCATGCGGCCCGATCCTGATCTGACGGTTTCGGAATGGGCCGACCAGCATCGCTGGCTGTCGTCGCGGGCGTCCGCCGAACCCGGGCGCTATCGCACCGCGCGCACGCCCTATCTGCGCGAGATCATGGATGCGCTGTCGCCCCGCCACCCGGCGCAGCGGATCAGTTTCATGAAGGCTGCACAGGTTGGGGCCACGGAGGCGGGCAACAACTGGATCGGCTTTGTCATCCATCACGCGCCTGGCCCGATGCTGGCGGTGCTGCCGACGGTCGAAATGGCAAAACGCACCTCGCGCGGGCGGCTGGACCCGTTGATCGCGGACAGTCCAGCGCTGCGGGAACGGGTCAATCCGGCCCGCTCGCGTGACGCGGGCAATTCGATGCTGTCGAAGGAATTTCCCGGCGGCATCTTGGTGCTCACCGGCGCTAATTCCGCCACCGGCCTGCGCTCGATGCCCGCACGCTATATCTTTCTGGACGAGGTTGACGCCTATCCAGCCTCCGCCGACGAAGAAGGCGATCCGGTCACCTTGGCCGAAGCGCGGACCACGACATTCTCGCACCGGCGCAAGGTGTTCATGGTCTCGACCCCGACGATCCGAGGTCTGAGCCGGATCGAGCGGGAGTTCGAGGCCAGCGATCAGCGCCGCTACTTCGTGCCCTGCCCGCACTGCGGGGCGATGCAATGGCTGCAGTTCGAAAGACTGCGCTGGGACAAGGGCCAACCTGAAACCGCTGCCTACCATTGCGAAGGCTGCGAAAAGCCCATCGCCGAGCATCACAAGACGCAGATGCTGGAGCAGGGCGAATGGCGGGCGACGGCTGTTTCCGTCGATCCGCATTCGATCAGCTTCCACATCTCGGCGCTCTATTCGCCGATGGGCTGGAAAAGTTGGGCTCAGATCGCACGCGACTGGCTGGCGGCCCAAGGCTCTGACGAGATGCTGCGTGCGGCGCGCAACACGCTCTTGGGCGAGACATGGGTGGAATCTGGCGATGCGCCGGAATGGCAACGACTGGCAGATCGCCGTGAGGTGTTCGCTGCGACCGTGCCGCATCTGGGCCTGTTCTTGACCGCTGGGGCGGATGTTCAGAAGGATCGGATCGAGGTCGACATCTGGGCCTGGGGCCGGGGCTTGGAGTCCTGGCTGGTCGAACACATCGTCATTCCAGGTGGGCCGGAGGATCCGGGTGCATGGGACAAGCTGACCGCCCTTTTGGGTCGGACATGGTCGCATGAGAGCGGTGCCGTCATGCAGCTGTCGAAACTTGCCATCGACACCGGCTACGAAGCCCCGGCGGTTTACGCCTGGTCCCGCGCCGCCGGATACGCGCAGGTCACCCCGATCAAGGGGGTGGAAAGCTTCAACCGGTCCACGCCAGTGTCGGGGCCAACCTTTGTCGACGCAACTATCGGCGGCAAGCGGCTCCGGCGCGGGGCGCGGCTCTGGACCGTCGCGGTCTCGACCTTCAAAGCCGAGACGTATCGCTTCCTGCGGCTGGAACGCCCCTCGGACGAAGATCGAGCGTTGGGCGTCTGTGACGCGGCTGGCACGATGCACCTGCCCGCATGGGCCGACACTGAATGGCTGAAGCAGCTGGTGGCCGAACAGATGGTCACCGTGCGCAACAAACGCGGCTTCGGTCATCAGGAATGGCAGAAGATGCGCGAACGCAACGAGGCGCTCGACTGCCGGGTTTATGCCCGGGCAGCCGCGTGGATCCTTGGTGCGGATCGCTGGGACGAGGCCACTTGGCGGTCGCTGGAGAGCCAAGCTGGCGTGGAAACGAAAGTGATCCCCGCACCTGAAGTCATCGAACCGACCGCGCCGACTGCCGGAACCATTCTGACACCGCGCCGCCGCCGTTCTGGCGCGGTGACCCCGAAATACATGAGGTAGCGACAATGACTCTGGCAGAAATGCAGGCGCTGCTCAGCGCCCTCCTTGGCATGCGCTTCGGCGGCGTTCGGTCGATCACCTATGACGGCCGCCAGATCAGCTATGGCTCGGACGCAGAACTGGCGATGGCTATCTTCGACCTCGAGCGCCGGATCGCGGCAGCAGACACCACAGTCACGCGGTCGCGGGTGTCCCGCCCCTTCGCCAGCAAGGATCTGTGATTATGGCGCAGGCGAACTGGCGCGCCCGTGTCGGCGCATGGGTCGGCGGCTTTGGCGTGCCGGGCGGGTTCGATGCCACCTCGGGCCAGCGCCGGTTGAAAGGCTTTGTCAGCTCGCGCGCCCATGTCAACGCGCTGATCGCCGCCTCCGGGCCGGAGATGAACGCCCGGGCGCGCTGGCTGGTGCGCAACAATGGCTATGCCGCCAACGCCATTGAGTCGTGGGCGGCCAATACGGTCGGCGATGGGATCAGTCCAAACTCGTCGATCTCGCAGGCGTCCCGGAAGGACGCGGTGCAGCGGTTATGGCTGGCCTGGACCGACGATGCCGACGCCGAAGGGCTGACAGACTTCTACGGATTGCAGCGCCGCGCGGCCCGCGAGGTGTTCATGACTGGCGAAGTGTTCCTCCGCTTCCGGCCGCGCCGGGTTGAGGATGGTCTGGTGGTGCCGCTTCAAGTGCAAATGCTGCCGTCGGAAATGTTGCCCCTCAACCACAATGCGGTCGACGGCAATGGCAATATCATCCGCCAGGGGATCGAGTTCGACCTGGTCGGACGGCGGGTGGCCTTCCACTTCCTGCGCCGCCATCCGGGCGACAGTACCGATCCGGGCCTTTCCGGCGAAACCGTCAGGGTTCCGGCCTCTGAGGTTTTGCACATCATTGACCCGGTGGAGGCTGGCCAGTTGCGCGGTGTCTCGCGCTTTGCGCCTGCTATCGTGAAGCTTTTCCTGCTCGACCAGTACGACGATGCGGAACTCGACCGGAAGAAGGTCGCGGCGATGTATGCGATGTTCGTGACATCGCCAGCACCGGACAATCCCCTCGCGCCGCCCGACGAGGAATATGAAGTGGCACCCGGCCAGGTTGTCCGTCTCGACCCCGGCGAGGATGTGACCGTCAGCGCCCCGGCCGATTCAGGGTCCACATACGAGCCGTTCCAATATCGCACCCTGCTGCAAATCTCGGCCGCGCTGGGCATCCCTTACGGCTACCTCTCCAATGACGGCGCCAAGGGCAACTTCTCGAATTCCCGGCTGTCGCTGATCGAATTCCGCCGCAGGGTCTCCGCCTGGCAGCATTCGGTGATGGTGTTCCAGATGTGCCGTCCGGTCTGGGCGCGTTTCATGGACACCGCCGTGCTGGCCGGGGGATTGAAACTGCCGGGCTATGACCGGCGCCGCGCCGAATATCTCGCTTGCAACTGGCTGCCGACCAAATGGGATTGGGTCGATCCGCTGAAGGACGCCAATGCCGAGATTGCGCAGATCGAAGCGGGCCTGAAATCGAGGACGCAGGCCATCGCCGAGCGTGGCTATGACGCCGAACAGGTCGATGCGGAAATCGCCCGCGAGCGCGACCGCGAAAAACGGCTTGGCCTCGACTTCCGCCGTCCAGGATCCCCGGCTCAAGCACCGGGTGGGGGTGATCAGAATGCTGACGACGAGAATGCGCAGGATCAGACTGCGCCGGATCCCAACCAGGACCCAACCCAAGATCCGGCCCCATAGGAGGCGAAACAATGTTCCATGCGCAGATCGCCCAAAGGGCGTTCAACACGCCCCTGCTGGTCGAGCCGTCCAAAGCCATGGCATTTCTGTCCGGTCTTGGACCCCGCATCACCGGGCGGCAGTTGCGGCTGGGTGGGATCGATGTCGCCCCTGACGATGTGGCCCAAGCGGCTCTGCCCGCCCGCACCGGGATCCTGACCAACGGTCTGGCCGAGCAATATCAGCGCGATGGTCAGACCCCGTTCGCGCTGCAGGATGGGGTTGCGGTAATCGAAGTGTCAGGTGTGTTGGTGCATCGAGGCGCCTGGA